TCTTACAGAACCGGAAAAAACTCGAAATTAACTGGCGGAGATACCAATATGCTACTAGCATTCATAAGCCAAGGTTCTGGCGTAAGCCAAGCAGCCAAGGCACTAAAGGTGCATCGCTCAACCATTTATCGGAAACTAAAGCATGAACATTTTTCTGTTGGGTCTGAAAATAACAGACACCGCGCAGGATAACGAAGGCGTTATTAACGTCTTAGCTGATGCTCTCCCGTCAAACGACAAAAGAGTTTCAACAAAGGTCCAATTAATCCAGGACAAAAATCACTATGTAGGTAAACTACTACAACAATTAAGCAAAAACGATTCTGTTTTAGCTATTGGTCCTACACGAGCCACGGTTGATGGTGTGCTTCAAATGCAACCAATGCTAGTTATCTCAAAAGATAACTTCGATGACCTGCTGGCAATCAACTTGTTTATTGCTGCGGGTGGTCTGGGTCCAAAAGCCGATGAGGTTGAGCTCTCAGACACCACCGTCACGAATCGTTCCCTTGCTTGGCAAGCGGATAACGCCGAAACGTGTTGGTTTAAATTGACAGCATGGGCTGAATTATCAAAACAACTATCAGATTTAGCACCAGGCACACCGACTATTGCGGTCGGTAAAGTCTCTACTAGCGAAAAAGATGATAAAAATTACTTAAATTACACCTTGGATAAGATTCTTTATCTTCCCAAGTCATCGAAGTCCGCCCCTAAAAAAGCAGTGGATCCTGAAAAAGGTAAAATTGCTGCGGCGGCTATTGGTTCAATCGATTTTTCCCTTTAATTCAGGTACCTAATCATGGTTTTTATTGCCGGTAAATTTTCCGAAGACGAAATTCTCGCCAACGTTCCTCCCCACACACTACGAATTGATCTTCAAGCTCGCCGTTGGAAATCTGATGTAGACTCTGACTCTGCAATTATCGATGCAAACGATAACGGCATTCCAATTGAATTTATCCTTTTAGGGTTTACCCCTTATTTTGGAAATCTTGGAATGCGGAACCAAGAAGAGTTCATGCGTATTGCTTTTATCGGTGTAACTCCGAAGCACCGGCTTTTGCCGCCACGCTGTGTAACTACCGCGATGATCTCAGGTAAGTCCAGTCAAAAGAATTTTATCTCTTATTTTCAAACCCTGTACAACAACAGGATTAACTGCGCTTCAGTTATCACGTCTAGTAAGTTTGTGACTCGTTCTTTTAACGAACGGGATCCTGTAACGGGAGCAGACGGTGCCAAGATTAATTTTAATGCCTTGGAGTTTAAAGACCGTCCGGCTCAAAATGAGCTTGAAGAAAAATTGGTCGAGGACGTTATCGCGTGGCTCGATTCGACGGGAACTGAATCTGTAGTGCATTGCTTGAAATCTCACATCCCTGGTTCGGACTTGGTAGAGCTGCCCCTTGGCTCAGATCATTCTGAAATTAAAGCTCAGTTTGCCGCTGCAAGGCCGCAAGCTTTAGAGGGAACAGGAATGGCTCGTATGTTTGCTCCTGTTGCTGCTCCAGCAGCAGAGGATGTAATCGTAGTTAAACCCGAACCCCCGCAGCCGAAACGAAAAAAAGCTGTTGAGCTTACAGAAGAACAGGCCAAAGCTCTAGGAGTTGACTTTTAGAGTACAGTAAACAAGTGAAGCCAATCGAGCGTCGGTACTCCCGGCGCTTTTTATTTTTAATTTTTATAATGTTTTGCCCAAACCCAGACTGCAACAGCGTTGTCACTAACGTTTTAACGGTCCGTCAGAAAAAAAACGGAAAAACCAGGCGTCGCTTTTGTCCCACGTGCGGCTTGAAATTTTCAACAGAAGAGATTCTGTTAATAAAAGATGGTCATAAATTAATAAACCCTTATAAAAAAGAAAACAGAAACAGACAAGGTTCATGTAACCCAGGGGCAATATTGACAGATACCAATGTTAGAGATATGAGAAGATTATATAGAGAAGGCAAGACTCAAAAAGAATTGAGCATCAAATACGGTATGAGCAAAACTCAAATATATAGAATTATTCATCGCTTGAGCTGGAAGAACATTTAGTAGAGTTTCGTTTTAACGGATGGTCAACTTCACGTGGAGTTAAAAGTTCCGTTAACGGAGGAAGCGTTACGCCAGAGCGAACACACCAAGAAGATAAAGCCGAGAATAAACGTTTATGTAACAAATGCTGTCTATGTACCATTTCAAAAACCTCTATAAGTTGTTCTTTGTCCAACTTCCTAGCATCCCTAAGAACTCGCTGGTGTAAAAAATTCTGTTCTGTATCGAGCCACTCAAGATTTAACATTTAATAAACATGGAATATGACGACTATACCCACTCTTCAGTAGACAGGCAACCTTCCTGTCAGTACACTATGAATCTCCACATGATCCTCATGACCGACTTTTATGTAGTTCCAGATGGGGTGACCCATACGCTGATTAAGCACACGTTTATATCGGGAAACATCTTAGTTCCTTACGATCCGCAACACGTTTTAAGCACACAACTTCAAAAACATAAATATACAGTCACAACAAATGAAGACCCAAATAACTTATTAGATCCTATCTGGTGGGTGTCCATGCGAGAAAAAAAATACGATTGGGTCGTCTGCTCAACCATGGGTTTAAAAGACTACAGTGAATACATAATGGAATACGGAATGTCAATAGCGACTAATGGCATTGCTCTTTTAGATAGGTTATCTTTCTTAGAACCGGTGTTTAAACGAAGAACATTCCTTCTAAAGAATAAATTATCGAACATGGTTGTTTTGTCGCCACGGCCAAAATTTCGAGCTGTAGGTTCGACTAAAGACTCTGTAACAGCTTGTTGGTTTGTTTTCCAAAAACCGGACAAGTGGATGGATGGCACGATGATCAGTTACGCAGTAAATTGGGAAAACATCGGAGCCCTTCCGGAACTTCCAACATGACATCACGTAGCAGAAAATTCGAGCTTTTTCAAAAGGCTGTTGTAGACAACCTGACAAAGCTAAACGAAAAACTAGATAAGCTCTGTGCGCTAACCGTTTCGAACCAACTTCTGCAAGAGTGCGTTGGTCCAGACGGTAGCGTCAGATCAGCAGAAGAGTGTGGTGATATTGTCGTAGAAAGTTTTATGGCGGGTATCTGTTTAAACGAAGATTTAAATACCCGGTCTAAAGAATTTGATTATCAAAAATCAGAATTTTTTATTAATGGTGTAGACGAAGACGAGGAAGATGAAGAGGACGAAGATGAAGGTGATGATCCACAGGATTTTAATGCGAACAGGTGTCCTGTTAATGCGTTTTAATTAGGATACGCTAGAGTTTAGGTAATTCGACACAAACTTGTGTCCCAAACTCGTTTAACAATTGATGGTTTACGTCATTACGTTTGTGATGGAGTACATAGACCACTACCTTCAGTAACTAGTGTCTTATCCGCTACACAAACGGAAGATACTCAACGGAAATTAGCTCACTGGAATGTATTAAATCCGGGTGTAGCAGATGCAGCGGCGGCAAGAGGTTCGTGGGTACACGGTGCAGTCGAAAACTATATCCGAGGTCTAATTGTCAAACCGCCTCAGGATTTACTTCCTTTTTGGCAAGATCTTCCAGAAAAATTAGATGAGCTTTTAGAAAACAGTAAGGTGCTGTGGTCTGAAAAGCCATATAATCAGCCACAGTGGTCAAAATATGTGGGGGACGACGGTATTGGCAGAATTCATTATTACGACAATACTACAGGCCATGGTTATGCCGGTTGTCCCGACATAATTTATAAAGATCAAAACGGGGAATGTATACTCGCAGACTTTAAAACTTCCGCAGGTCCTTATAGTTATAGATTTCCAAAACCCACTATGGACTTAGACGAGAAAACTCGTAAGGCTTTAGTTAGTGGTGTTTTTAAATTAAAAAAGACAAAGTTACAGCTAGCTGCATACTCTATTGCTGCAGAGCATTGTCTAGGAGTTAAAATCGACAAAACTCGAATAATTGTGTCTACTCCTGTTCCCGAGTATTCAGTTCAAATTTTTACTTTTGGTGCTAACGAATTAGATATAGACAAGAAACAGTGGATGGAAGTTTTAAAGAAATTTTACTCGAAAGTTTAACCCGAGCTTTCGAGTCTAACCGTGGTCTAATACGGGACATCGTGCCAAAATAGTAAGACGGAGCTAGCCCATGCAATTTGTCTGTTCGTTAAATTCTGAAGTTAAAAAATATGTAAACCCTAAAACAGGGAAAATAAGTGCAGGTGGTAATTTTAAGTCATTCAATGAGAATTGGATTCCTGTTACCGAAAGCATTACTTTTATATCAGAACAAGTAAAAGAAGGCGAAGGTCTTTGTGCGTGGCATTTAGTAGATGGCAAGCGCATTAAGGATAAGACTGGATGTATTCAAGCAGGCTTGATTATTATTGATATAGATAATCAACTAGACGGAAAAACAGAAGAAGGTGAAAAAATACAGAAGCAAGAGTTAACTCCTGATCAAGCACTCGAATTAGATCTTTGTAAAAACTATCTATCATCCGCTTATTACTCGCCTAGCTCCACGGTAGATTGGCCTCGATTTAGATTGGTATTTGGTTTAGAAAAACCGATATTAGACCCAGATTTTTTTCAATGGTTTACAAGGCAGATTTCCCAACAGATTCCGGGCTCAGATCGTAGAGCGACATTAACGGTAAATCTTTTTTACGGTTCAAAACAAGGAGAAGATCTTATATGTGTTACAGAAAAATTCATACCAGCGGTAAAAATTGACGAAGCTTATATTGCTTACACACGAATCCCTAAAGAAGAATCTACAGAATCAGATCCATTAGAAGCGTTAAATGTTGAATATGCCGACGAAGGGGTAGAGATCAGCAAACTGGTTAGTAACTCGGTTAAGGAGATACTCGAAGGCAATCAAGTCGAGGACAGATCGTTTGCCATGGCTATGGTTCTCAAAGAAATCATAGGGTGGAGCAACTGGTTACGAGACTCGCAAGTCCCAACACGAGAAAAACCACTTGACATAGCACACCGTGCGTTCTATGCTCTGTATGACTACGCACCTGAGCTTGATGGCAAATTTAACCGGATCTTAAACAGCATCACTGATGCTTCTTCTTTGAAGCCAGCTATTTCGCTAGCTGTAGAGAACGGAGAATTATCCCCGTGGAAAAAGTTAAAGTCTCACTATAAGAATCTCTTTGAGACCTTGTGCCCAGATCAAGTTAAATCAGACATCAAAAGCAAAAAAGCAAAACCAGTAAATTCAATATTGGCTTTTGACATTTTTTCGGAAGATTCTTTCCAAACAACATCAACATCAACACCTTCACACTCAATCGATTCAATGGCTACCACACCAGCAACACCGGCCCAGCTAATAAACTTGCAACAAAACAACAGGCAGTTTTCGGAGAACGACATTGCCGATGTTATTGTTAACAACTATGGCGATCGCTTTTTATTCGACTCGACCTTAGACGAGTTCTTTACTTACGACGACGACCAAGGTATTTGGTATCTCCAAGACGATCAGCACATTAAACGTAGGATTGTAAAAACCCTAGACACTTTTGTTGTAGCTGGTGTTCTACCGAAATACAACTCAGCTACCGTGGCTTCCGTTTATCAAATACTAAAAGCTAAAATGTTACGTTCGATTGATGGTGGACGTACATCCATATGGAACAAAGGTCGCCGTTTTATACCATTTAAGAACGGTATTCTAGATCCGGACACACAACAATTTAACGCTGGTAACCATAAGGATTTGTTCTTACGAACAAAGCTAGGTTATGACTACGACAAAAAAGCTATGTGCCCTAAGTTTATTACTTGGCTAGAACATGCTGTCGGAACAGAAAAGGTAGTTATTATCCAAGCATTTCTACGTGCGTTGGTAACAGGTTATGTCACAGGAGAAAAATTTCTTCACTTAATTGGTCCGGGCGGTACAGGTAAATCCACGCTGCAGCAAATTCTTATTGCCCTTGCTGGATTTGGTGGGACGCATACGAGCGATTTAGAAACAATTGAAACCAATCGGTTCGAGACGCACAACCTCATCGGCAAGCGGTTACTGCTTTTGACAGACGAGGCTTCTTTCTCAAAACGTTTAGACACGTTAAAAAAACTTACTTCCTCCTCTGACACTTTGCGGGCGGAGCGAAAGTATGGGACACAGACGATTAACTTTAAACCGGAGTTGTTGGTTTGTATTGCTTCTAACGAACATATATCGTCCTCCGATATTAGTAGCGGATTGGAGCGTCGTCGTTTGACGATTGTCATGGATAAAGTTGTCCCTCCTTCTCAACGTAAGAATCTTATAAATGTGTATGAAGATCGCATAGAAGGTGAACTAGCTCCAGAATTATCGGGGATTGTGAGTTGGGCTTTAGCAATGACGCGGGATCAGATGCGCGATGTGCTGAGCAATCCGGTTAAGCATTGCCCCACGCTGAATGCTACGGATATCGAAGCTCTGGTATTTAATAATCCAATTTGCGCGTGGCTTTCGGACTGTTGTTTGTATGCGCCTAATTCGACTACAAGTATCGGAGGAGGTGCTTTCCGACCTTCTACAGATGAAAGCGAACGTGGTTTGTATGTTAAAAACGCATATGTTGAGCTGTACGCAAGCTACGTTAACTTCTGTAAATCAAATGGATACAAACATGCCGCTAAACAAAGATTTGTAGATCGCTTAAAAGAAACAGCACAGAATGTCCTAAAGATTGAGAAGGTAGATCCTCGATTAATTGGAGGCAAAGCAGTCGTTACTGGTTTACAATTGAAGCCGTATGATGTCACTACAGATCGTGCGTCATACGGAGACACTCGTCTCCCGTCGCCGATCGAATGGGCATCAAACCCAACATATGATCTTTGGAAAACTGCTTTTGAAACTCATGACACTAAAACAACCTAGTTCTTTTTTTGGCGTTCTTACCGGCATAGGTGCAGCAGCAAGTATTGGAGCAGCTTGGTTCCAACCCACGGCGTTTGCACCTATATTGGCTGCCTCCGGCGGTGTTCTGTTCGGGGCATCCGTTTTATCGGAAAAGAAAAGACAAGAGGAGATTGAAATTACAGAGGCCACGAACGTAGCGTCAAACTTTAGTCGTTTATACGACACCAACAAAGGAATCGTATCGGCAGAGCAGCTTGCGATTAATTCGAACGTAGATATAGATCGGATTAATGAGTTTCTCGGTAGGTTACTTGAGGAACAAAAAGGGCAGCTAATTAAAACAGAACAAGGAATAGTCTATTCTTTTCCTCACCCTGCTCACGTACTCACTGAATTAACAAATAACGCTAAAAATTGGGCATTTGCTCAACAAGAGCAGTTACTTCAACAAATTAGTGCTCTACAACAACAAACTGCCATGATTGCTGCTCAACAAGCCGCAATGCGAGTTCCGTTACAACCCTTAGGACCAGATCAACAATCCTTAAAAAATAATGAAGTTGCTAAGCCTGGTGGTGACTTGTGGAATAGTTTACTATAATTAAAGAATGCGAACGCAGAGCGACTTAATGGCGGGCCTAATAAAGCCCGCCTTCGCTTTATCTATAGTTAATATTTAACCAACCACGCAAACTATGGTCGTCATTAGCGGCTGACATTACTGCTTCTGTCGTAATAGGAAGTATTGTAGATAAACTAAGTCCAATACCCGAGGCAATTTTTCGGTGTTCTTTTTGAGTTTCGACAGACGCTCGAAGCCCAACGTAATGTATAAAAGATCTAATAGTCCCAGTAATGTATATTTTTGTAGGAGAGCACATCATTAATACGTTTCTAGCACACTCTTTAGCTACACCTTCATTAATCATATCTTTATATAATTTTTTACTTTCATAAAAATGATCGTATATACGTTGTTTAAACTTTGCAACCGTCTCAATATCCATATTTTCAGTAGAGTTTTGTCTATTTGTTGGATCTTGTTTCCGTAAATCAAAATCCCAACAAACCGACTCTGATTCTTCTAAAAGATCCAACGGATCACAATACCTTTGACTTAGCTCTTGAAAATTAAAAGATTTATGCCTAATAATCTGAGCTGATATAGCTCTTGAAGTTATAATCTCAAAGCTTGCCGATGCTTGCTCAAAAATACTCCAATGGCTATGCCGAATACAATACTTTAAAAGTTTTGTAAATTCAGCTTTATCAGGATTTTTTGCGCTAACTCTGGCATGACGAGCTATAACTCGCTCAGCATCAGGTGTTACCCAATCAAGTTGGACTTTATGCACAAGAAGCTAAGCAACTTCATCTACATTAAAGCCACGTGGGGATTTTTCAAGTACGAGGAAATGCTTCTTGGTACCTAAGCCGCTTTGTAAGTTCGGACGGCGTGATACCTGCGACCCTCATGGGAGCAAGACCCAACCTTGAACCCGCCATACGGACTGGAAAATCGTTATCCATTACTTACCCATCTGCTTCATTGCTTTAACTTTAGCCAAAATCATTAAGTTTGTTGGCGTATTGTGGCTGGTTACTATCTTATTATCACTAATTTCTTGCGTATTTAAAAAGTACTGGTTCGGGTTTAGCATTTCTTGCTGGAGTAATGCTCGTTGTTCCGGAGTATTTTGAGCAATAGAAGCCATGTACTGCATCTGACTCATATCATCAGCACTGTCTCGAAACGGAATCTCTTTCTGGTTGTACCCAGCAACCCCAGTTAACTCGGTGCTTTTCTTAATGTTTCCTTCACTGTACTCAACAGGACCAACGGGTGGTCTTGTGTAGACGCCACGGTTGTGCTGGATTTGTGCTGCTATCCGACTAGAGTCGTCCATCTGGACACCACGACGGATCCCAATCTCCAAAGGAGTGTTGGCCGTCATCAAACCGGGAGGCAGAGCCGCCAACCCACCTAACGGCTTTAGTTCCGCAGGCATTTTATTTTCGCCGGGACGAGGAAGAATAGCCATTAGTGTTTAGATCTGTTGGCGCTACGGGACATTACTCTAATGTTAGCAGGGCTATTATCCAGAGGGTTGCCATTTTTATGATCCACATCTTTTCCGTCGTGTTTACGTACGCGCCCTTCCTTCTCTAAATGACGCCTGGCTTTGTTGCGGGCCGCTCGACGTTTTCTTTGCTCCTCGGTCCCGTGATATTGTTTGTATTCTTTGTCGTAATCTCTCTCTCGATCAGCCATGAAAATTAAGTTATTACTTTAAGTTTACACAAGGAACAAGTGTGTAATTAATAATTGACAATCTGGGATACTAAGGAAGTCAACTCCCATCCTGGAAGCAAGTAACCATAATCACGTGGTTCTGTAACTGTTTTTGTTTCTAAACACACGCCGCAAACACCTTCGTGATAAGTCGAACACCTTTTTTGTTCGCGACTCAAGACTTCTTTTAGTTCTAACTGGTAATAAAGTCCGTACTGTTCACCACAAGACCAACAAACCCATTGGGGTTGATTTTTTGCAATTTTTATCTTCATAAAACTAAAAAACAAAAACTCTACAAAGATTCTTTTTCTAATTCAATTAAAATTTGTTCCCTTACCATAAGAGCAGAATCTGATTTAAATTGTTCCCATAAACCAGTAAAGCAATGGTTTTTAGGTTTATATTCTTGATATAAAAACTCCATAAAAGTAGCCTTGTCTTGTTCCTCTAAATAATTTAATGTGCTGACTGTTTGAGCTGAGTCCATGAAGAAGACCTAGGTAGCCTTGATCCTAGTCCGACACACCTCAGTAAAACAAAGTAAATTGTTAAAAATTACTTAATGGCTTCGATATACCAGCCAGTCCCTGGACCTTCCACGAGCCAACGAGGTCCTAGATTTTTTTTAGAGTACAGCAGATGGGATCCGTTAGAGTTTTGATATCCGCCATTGATGAGATCCATTTCCCCATAGGGGTCATTGACTACATATGCCGTGTTATCTTCGTTCCGTCCAATAATAGTAAGCCAATGTCCTCCACCACTTGGTTTAGTTACAGGGCCATGATGAAGAACCCCGATAGGAATAGGAAATCCTTTAGCTAATTGTGAATCAATATCACTCCAGCCACCATCTTGTCTGAACTTTACGTCCAATCCATGCTGCTCTAAAGCAGTCACTTGAGCGGAAGGTTCTGTAGTATCCCCATACTTATAAACAGTAACCATATACTCATCGTCGCTCGTTATGCTATTTGGTTTCACATATTTAAGAAGCATTGCACATGCACTTGAAAAGCAAGAACGTAAAGGATCTTTTTTATTATCTCTTTGGGAATAATAAGGTACGTCTAAGACAAGTTTTTTAGGGTGTTTAAATTGAGGATCGACAGAAGTTACTTTAGGATCATTTATAATTTTCCAATGGGTTGGATAAAACCACCAGACTTGATTAGGTTGCGCTTCTAGTGTAATTTTGTAATCTACTTCACCAGGAACAATTGAAATGTTGGTCCAAGCATGAGCACTTCCTTTAGGCACAAACAACTTCTGCTCAGGCGTCAGATCAGAAGTCTGACCTGGTTTACGCTTTAACCACGTGTCACGTTGGGCGAGGATTGTATGAGCCAAAACATCATTCTTTGTGCCTTTTAAGAATAGCTCACTCTCAGCTTTTCGCCTGCTGACCAACCCAGGTAGTGTTTGATTTCCCGCTTTAACCCACTTAGAAAACTCAGCGGCAACAACCTTTTTATCTGTTTTTTCGTTAATTAAGTTTAAAAGAGTAGATGATCTAAAAGCTGAAACTCCGACGTTATAAGTAAAACTTACAAGGGCATCAAATTGGTTCTGATTTACAGGTACTTTTAGAGATTCTGTGACAGCTTTTTCAAAAATAGCGAGGTCAAAACGTAAATATTCTTCCGCTTTAACTTGCGATATGGTCTGACCTTCTTTAACCCCGGCGGTGGTACCGAACCCAATAGTCCAGACGCCCACGGAATCCTGATACGCAGTAAGTCTGCAGCCTTCGAACTGTTTAAGGAGTTCAATACCAGCTGCAGAGATTTTCATTACTGGTTGTAAATATCAACACCTATACGATACTCACAACCACTGCGTCCGTTAAGCTCAATGTACATGTAATGAGTCCCAGAAGCACTAATTCTTTTTTGAGTTACAGAGTTAGCACGGGCGCTTAATTTAGAAGGCTTTGCAGACATAATTTCGGTTCCTGAACCGTTCAAAATTACAACGTCGCGGACTCCGTTTTGATTCCTGATATTAACTTGCAGAATACCAGTACCATTAATCGTTAAAGGGTAATAGTCCGAAAGAGCAAAGTATCCCTCCGCTGTATATTTTTTAGAGTTTGTTGTGTCGACTACCACGCCGCTGCCGTTTACTTGTCGACGTTGGTCAAAGTGGCTAGACGTGGTGCGTTGGGCTCCACTTGTCGAAGTCCCACTAGCGAGAACAACGTCCAGTTCTAGGTTTTTAGACAGTTCAGACATTTGACAAGATACCCAATAACTATAGTTTAGCCTAAAAAAATTTAAAGGGCTGAGTTAGAATATATTCGTTGGTTTGGAGACAATAATGGAAGCACTTGTTGCCTCTCTTGCGGGATTACTGGCTTTTTTCACCTGGTTGCATGAACAGAGGCAGCGAGTTACGGATAAAAGATTTGAAAATATAAAAAAAAGATTAGAGTCTGTGGAAGAAAAAATAGAAAAACTACCGATAGACTACGTTTTAAAGAAAGATTTAAATAACGATCTCCACGAAATAAGAACATGGTTACGTTCAATTAACGACAAAATAGATACTTTGATCCTCTCTCGTTAACTACATGCTATTATAAGGGCAGAAATTAATAGAATCATGCTCGTTTACCTCACAGCTAACTGGTCGCAAATTTTAACCGCAATCGCTGCTATCCACGCTGCAGCCCTTGTAATTGTAAACTTGACAAAAACACCAAAAGACGACGAGTTATTGACCCGCGTTTACCGTGTTATCGAAATATTGGCTGGTGTAGTTACAAAACTAGTTAAGAAGTAGAAGCTTTTTTACTCTTTGTTTTTTTAACGACTTCTTCCGTTTCTGTCGGGGGAAGGCATAGAGGAAGTTTGCATATTTCCTCATACTCACGAGCCGCAATACTTTGTTCGTGGTTATAACTAAGCCATTCCCAAATAATATCTTCTCTTTCTTGATTCCAAAAAGTTTGAGATCTATACCACAGCAGCCAGTCAATATCGGACTTTGCCAGATTGCAGGTAGGGCAAGCGGCTAACAGATTACCTCTTTTCGTAGAACCTCCTTTGGCTCTAGGAATAATATGATCTAAAGTATGCGCTCTTGTATCTCCGCAATATGCACACTTATTGCCCCAGGCTTCAATTATGTCTTTTCTAAACTTTTTACGGGCGTTTCTCCGCTGAAGACAACTGAGATTAAAAACAAGCTCATTCTCTTCGGAGGCGCTCACGCACAAGAAGCGTCTAAGTATATTTTACTCCAAACAAAAACACAAAATTTAAAAATGTAAATAAATAAGACACAAGGTAGCGGCTGCGCGTTCTGTGCGTTAGAATAAACCTGATTTATTAACATTAATGTCCACAACACTTCAACTTGCCTGGGTCCAGTTCAAAACCGAACGAGCTGTCACTCTTTGTCCTACAAGTTTAACCGCAGATTATAAGCAGGTAGAAAAGTGGATAAACCGATGTCCAATCACAAATTTAGAAGAAGGTCGTCAAGTTATGACTTGGGTACTAGGACAAAAACCGATTAAATCAAGTCGCAGAGTCGCTATGTACGTAAAAAGTCTCTACAAGTGGGCCGCTAGCGAAGACATTGCTTTATTAACAAAAAATCCTATAACAACTTTTAAAATGCCAAAACCTCCTCAAGAAGATATCGATGTTATCGTTATCCCTCAAAAAGAAACTTCAATAGTTTTAAGTGCTTTAGCTTCACGTTTTACAAGAAATGGGGCTAATTGGGCTCACTATGCAGAATTTATGCTTCAAACAGCAATGCGTACAGGTGAAGTCCGAGCCTTAAAGTGGGATGATATAAAAGAAAATAAAATACTAGTACATTGCAACTACACTTTAACCCACGGGCACAAAGATTCCACAAAAACAAACCGTAAGCGTTGGGTTCCCCTGAACTCAAGGGCTCAAGAGATCATACAACAAACTAAAAAAGTTGAAGATTATATATTTCCTTGGAATAGACTTGCTTTTCAAAGTTACTTTTATGACAGGATGTGTGAATTACATTCAACAGGTGCAATTGAAAACAGATACAGACCTTATGATCTGAGACACACGGCAATTAGTCGTTGGTTAGAGGCACAAATCCCGGTGGCTCAAGTTGCAAATTGGGCAGGTAACAGCTCCGAAATTATCTGGCAACATTATGTAAACGTCACTAAAGAATACGAAATGCCCCTTTTATAGAATTATTGTGTCTTCGCCACTGCTGCCAAATAAAACTGAACTACTGATTCCACCTGTGCTGCTTACACCAGTAAATATGGCATCTGTGCTTACTCCGGTAAGCCCGGAATCAGAAGTGCTACCTGTAGAGATCTCACTCACAACTACAGGTTGTTCTTGAGGAGGCCAAACAGGATAACCAGAACCGGTGATGTAAGTCGCTAGTTCGTCAGTAGTTGTAGTTGTGGTTATATAAACTACTTTTTCGTTACAACATGTACGTACAGTTTGACGCCACGATTGAACCCCGCTTGGAACAGGTGTCCCGTTATCAACCATACGAACCACGGCCCAATCGGAAGGGCTTAAAAGAGTATTTGCGGTCGTTCTTGTTTGATCTACCCAACCTGAAACTAAGACACCGTGATCTTTTGGAATTAAAGTTCCGCTGGCGGTATAACCCCAATAAAAACGTTGATCGTAATAAGGACTAGGAGGATCAGGAACCTCAGTTATACCTATTGCTGTTCTTTCCTCAGGGGAAGCTAAACGCAACCAATTTGCAGGGTAAAGAGTATTCCCTGCTTCAAAAGGAACATCTAGAGGTAAAGGGTGGCCGTTTAAAACAAACACGATAACGTATTTTTTTACGTACTTTAATTATAATCAAATTCAGGGCAGTCAGAAACCCAAGAACCGCACATTCTAAGTTCACCACCTAGTAGCTCTTGAGCACTACTTTCATCTGGTGGTTTTTCGGAAGAAAAAGAAGGGCTTAATCTAACTTCTTTGTCCTGTGTGGACTCTTCGTATTGCCTAATAGCTTCATCAACGTCACGAACTATTCTTCTATTTAAAAGAACAGGATCGTTGATTATGAAGTCGTTTAAAGGTTTGCTGGGAATATTTCTTTGGATTTCATCAACGGCATCATAAATTTTATCTTCGGGTATACCCGTACACTGTGACACCAACGTTACAATCGTGGTAAATAAAACGCCTATAAAAGCGTATGTGTAAATATTTTTTGTTTTTTTACCGAAATTAAAGTTCATTTTACAAAGACATAATAACTGATTAGTGGATTCAACTACTCTTTATATTCATCTTCAAAACAAAAGATATTATCTAATTCGAGCCAAATAGCATCTTCAATTGCC